GGACGTTGGCCCCAGAGTTTTCGGTCGCTATGGGTATTTTTTTTTCGCGTTCTGTTCCGCTTTTTGCTGAAAATACGGGGAAGGGGCACTTTATGCCAGACGAGACAATCGACATCGAAGAAGTGCAGCCAGACGCGGCGAACGTTCGGAAGCGAACCGAGCGATCTTCTGAAGCGATCCGGCGCAGCCTGCAACAGTTCGGAGCGGGCCGGTCGATTGTGATGGATTCCGCCGGGATCGTCCGAGCTGGTAACGGCACACTGGCCGAGGCCAAGGCAGCCGGCATCAAGCGGGTGCGGATTATCGAAACAGACGGCGACGAACTGGTGGCAGTGCGGCGGCGCGATCTGACGGGGGCCGACGCGGCGGCGTACGCGATCGCAGACAACCGCGCGGCCGAGCTGTCGGAATGGGATGAAGCCGGGCTAGACGCGATGCTGCAGGAACTGGCAAACGAAGGCGTGGATCTGGAAGACGTGGGATTCACAGAAGACGATCTGGCCGAGCTGTTCGCCGAAGTGGACGCGGCCGGCGGGTCTGGCCGGGGCACAGGTGAAGGCGTGGCCGAGCCACCACCAGAAGAACCGGTCAGCAAGGAGGGCGACTTGTGGCTACTTGGCCGGCACCGGGTGCTGTGCGGCGACAGTACACAGGCAGAACAGATCGCGAAGCTGATGGGCGGCAAAGTGATCGACGCAATCGTGACTGATCCACCGTACTGTTCCGGCGGGTTTCAAGAAGCGGGCCGGGCGTCCGGCAGTATCGGAAGCAAACGGATCGACGCGGAAGGCAAAGAATTCCAGCCGCGGATCCACAACGATGCGCTATCGTCCCGCGGATATTGTGCGTTGATGAAGGCCGTGATCAGCGCGTGGCATCCGCCGTTTGTTTATATGTTCACGGACTGGCGGATGTGGGTACAGCTGTTCGACGTGATGGAATCGAGCGGGTGCGGCGTCCGGAATATGATCGTGTGGGATAAGGGCACGCCGGGCATGGGTCGCGGCTGGAGATCACAACACGAGCTAGTGATGTTTGGGGCAGCGGCCAAGCCGGAATTCGACAACCACAAAGCGGTCGGCAATGTGATCACAGTTCCGCGAACCGGCAATCCGGATCATCCAACACAGAAGCCGGAAGAAGTGATCGACGCAATTCTTGGCGTCACCGATTTCTGCGAAGTGATCGGCGATCCGTTTCTGGGATCCGGTACCACACTGGTCGCAGCTGAGAAGGCCGGGCGTACGTGCTACGGCATGGAGATCGATCCGGGATTCTGCGACGTGGTTGTGCGGCGATGGGAAGACGTGACCGGGGAGAAGGCGCAGCTGGATGGATGAAGCCACCGAACTAATCGAGCCGGGACACACTCGCCGTAATCTGCGGGATCTGGAAACCAAACTCCGGAAGGGGTTCGCGATTTCGGACGCCATGCTGCAGGCGGCACCGTTGGTTATGGCGGGGCTGTTGCGAAACGGAAGCAACCGCGAGAAGATCGCAGCCGCGCGGGTGATGGTTGCTATGCACAACAGCAACAACCCACAGGTGCAAGCACACCTCCACCAGCACGTGTCGCAGCCGGCGGGGCCAGACGAATCGATGGCGGGGGCGGATCTTGAAGACATCAAAGCCGACAACCTACGAAGAATTGCGAGCAGCGAACGATGCGGCGTCAACTGTTGAACAAGCGTTACGGGTTCGCGAGCTGATCGCAGCGTTTCACGCGGCAGAAACCACCACTGTAAAACAGAAGGGAACACTGGAGCGGCTGCAACAACAGGCGGCGGCGTGGCTGATCGGAGTATCCACCAAACATTTGCGGGATCACGGAGCGGCACGGAACCAAGACCTAACCTACAACGGGCCGGATCTGGTGGAGTGGATCGTCGAACGGCGGATCGAAGCGGCACGAAAAGAGTGGGAACGCGGCAGCGACGTAGAGAAAACAGCCAAGGAACGGCAGGCGGAAGCACGGGCCGACAAGCTGGAAGAAGAAGCCAAAGGGCTGAAGGATACGTATGTTGAACGCGAGACAGTCTATCTGGAGTTTCAGGAAATGGCGGCGGCAGTTCGGGCCGAGCTGGAAGCACTACCGAAAGTTATGGCGACAGACTTTCCGGAAGCGTTGCGGGATTCACTAACGCGAGAACTTCGCGGCCAGTGTCGGCAGATTCTGCGACGGCTGGCGAACAAAGGGCAAAGGATTGGCGGGGAATGATTAGAGCGATACTAAAGCTGTGGCGGCAGGCACGATGCAAGCACAGCCGAATTTTTATATTCCATCCGGATGCACTTTACTGGAAGCGGGACGGCGTGCCACGCGGTACGATTACACATGGGTTCCAATTTGAGGCGTGTCCGGATTGCGGTCGCGTGTGGTTCGTGGACTATGGCGGGTGAACAGAACGTGGCGGACGTGATCATTCCTCAGGCAGCGTATAAGGTCGGGCTTCAAGCCGGCCAGAAATTGCGGGACGAATGCTATACCGCGTGCATTGAAGAGGGCGACGTCCAACAGCTTTACAACCGTGTGATGGACGCAATCATCGAATACGACAAACAGAACAAAGGGGCGGCGATTGTCGACGGCTGAACTGGAAACAGTCCTGGGCGACTACTGGCACGCGTTTGCGCCGGCACCGGAGATCGGGCTTGCGGAGTATTCGATACGCAAAGTGTTCAACGAAGAAGGGCGGCCGTTCGACTTTCTGGCGTTCCCGCACATGGTGGCACCGGGCGGGCCAATGGACGCGTTCGACGCGAGCTGGTGCCGGGAGATTGTGATGCAGTGGGCAAGCCGGCTGGGTAAGACGTTTATCGTGCTGTGCGGGTCGCTGTACTTCTCTGAACTGGCACCGTGCAACCAGATACTAGCGGGGCACGTGCAAGACTTGGCAGACCAGCAGACGGAACGCGTGCGAGTGATGGGTGGTTTTAATCCGTACTTCGACGATTCAGGGCTGCAGACAACACAGAAGCGGCGCCTACGGTTCGCGGGGAATACGATCTACGGCGCGTGGGCACGCAGCCCGGGAACGCTGTCGAATATCAACGCGTTGTTTGGCGGTGCAAGCGAGCTTGACTTGTGGGAACGTGTGAGCACTTCCAAACATCCGGATCCAGAGGAAATGTTTGGCGACAGATTCAAAGACAACGACACACTTCGCAAAGAGATTTACGAATCAATCCCAACGCTGAAGGGCACGTACTTCGACGAGACAAATCGCGAGCGGCCGAAGTCGCGGATCGAGGCCAGACGAATCAAGGGCAGCGACTGCCGGCTGTGGTTGTGCTGTCCGATCTGCGGGGCGCCGCAAGTGCTGGAGATTGAGAACGTGAAGGTGGCCGGGTACATCTGTGCGGGCTGCCGTGGAGTGATCACAGACGAATACCGGAAGCCGTTCATACGTTCGGGCGTGTGGGCGCCGCGGGGCTGCACTGTCAAAAGCGGGCCAGCACGACAGGCGGCGTCTATGCGTCTGGATCTATTGGAACAGGCAACCGAACTGGATGAAGGAACGCCAGAGCTGGACGCAGTGCGCGATCGGCTGCAGTGGCGGGGCTGGCAGGACTGCGACTATCTGGAAGGAGCGCCGGAGAACATCGGCACGGTTGAAAGCTACCAGTTGTCCAGTCTGTACGCGTTGTCGCTATCGTGGGAACGGATCTGCGCACAACCGCAAGACACGCAGAACTTCATAAACCAGTGGCTAGGTGAGACGGCCGACGACGAAGGGCTGGAAACAGTCCCGTTGACGATCGGCATTGTGCGGGGCACGGAAGCCGGGTACCACGGGCGGTGCAACGGCCGGGACAAGTGGGCGGTACCGGACTGGTCGGAAGTGATAACCGGGCACGTGGACGTTGGAATGAGGGTGTTGAACTGGTCTGTGAACGCACACGGGCCGGAAGGGCTGCGGGATGTTATCGCGTACGGGGCGACATCGACGGAACAGCCAGACGTGATCGGGCCGGAAGAAGCGATACTGGCCGGGCTGCACAAAGTGCGGTCGATTATTGACACGCAAGTCGACGCCAATCTGGTGCTGGTGGACTGCGGGTACCAGGGCAACCAGAAGAAGAAGAAGAATCCGCGGCGTGTGGTTTACGAATTCGTGATGTCTGCCGGCGAACACTGGGTACCAGCGATGGGGCTGGCAGCGTGGGCGCGGAAGGATAGGACAGACACGATCGAGCCAAGCTGGACGGGGGCACCGTGGTACTATTCCGAACAGGAATACATGGGGCAAGAAGTCTGGGTCGTCGATTTCGAGCCGGGGCACTTCAAACACCAGTCGCAGGGTTCGTATTTGATTATGCCAACAGAAGACGGCGGCGGCCGGGCAGCGGGATCCGTCACGCTGTTTGGTTCGGAAGCGTTGCGGCACAACGAATTCGCCGAACAAATGAATAACGAACGGCACGAGATCGATCACAGCACGGGCAAAGCCGGCTGGAAGCGGTACGGGCACAACCACTACTTCGACACGGACGTGGGAAACCTCGTCGCGTTGTCTGTTCACGAATCCATAAGACTGGCCGAGGCGGCAGCGGCAGCGTCGGAGAAGCCGGCGGCGTCGTCGGTACAAGCGCCGGACGGCCGGGCATTTTTCGTAGGGGATCGACAGTGATGACGAAGAAGACGGTAAGACCAACACGGCGGCCACTGAGCGGGGCCAGACGAACGAGCCAACCGGCAGAAACACAACCGGCAGAAAAAACGCCGGCGGCGGTGCCAGAGAAAAACCTCGAGAACGGGGCACCACTACAACCCAGCAAAAACGCTGACGAGCCGGAAACAACGGAAGCAAGCCAACCGGCAGAACGGATGAGAACCGCGGTTCCGCCGGTGCCGGTTGGCGTTGCGTTCTCTGTTCCGCCGTTGGTTCAGATCGCAAATATGGGATACGTTCCGCAACGGCCGGAAGTGTTTCTCGGACGTTCAAGCCGTGATGCCATCAAGCGGCTGGCGTTGTCACTGGATGTAGCCGGCGCCGAACTGGACGACGGAACGCTGGTCAAAAACAGCGTGTCGCGGGCCATTGGCTGGTTGTGCGAACAGTACGCGGCGGCCGTGGCAGACCAAGCAATCGGGGATCCGGAAACCCGATAAGCACCAATTGTGCGAAACGCCGCTACGAAAAGCCGCTAACGTTCGGCGATGGCGATAACCGGGACGACCACGCAAGACGAAGCGATCACGCAGTATTTGGAGAACGTTGGTTACGATATCAACGGGTCGATCGCGTCGTGCAAACTGTTTATCGAAGCGTGCCGCGCGTTGCTGGCGTTGATGCCGGCCAAGTGGTCAAAGACCACATCGAACTTCGAATACGATCCAGCACTGTGGCGGGCGTCGGCCACCGAGGCTTTAGCGTGGCTAAGTGAGAACCAGACCGGCGCCGGCGGCAGCGTGAAGCACATCGCGTTCGGGGAGAACTGGCGATGAGCAGGACGCAAACGCCACCGATTCTTCACGGGCCACGGGCCAACTACGACATCGCGAACCAAGGCGGGCGTTTCCGTCGGAAGCGGAAGGGCGTGGCAGGCGTTGGAACATCCGGCGACTACCACTTTCAGAACGAGCGCGACTGGTTGTACTCGATCGAATACGCGCGGGATCTGGATCGCAACGATTCAATAGCCGGGATGGCGATAACGCGGTTGCTGGATTCGTGTTTGCAGGATCAGGGAATCCGGCCAGATCCGTGCACCGGTGACGAGAACGCCAACGCGTTTTTGAAAGACCAGTGGAACGAGTGGGCCGACGACGAAGAACTGTGCGACTTAGCCGGCGAGATGACGTTCCACGAACAGGAACGCACGGTGCTGCGGGCGGCGTTGGTCGATGGCGATATGCTGGTTCTGCCGAACGAAGACGGCGCAATGGAGCTGATGGAAGCACACAGATGCCGAACACCGAGCAACACCAGCAAGAACGTGGTGTACGGGGTTCAGCTGGACGAACACAGACGGCGGCTATCGTATCTGTTTACCAAGGAAGAACTGGATCCGCGACGAGCACTTCGCAGGGTTGGCGACACAACACCGATCGCAGCACGGGACACGAACGGCAACCGGCAAGTGTTCCACGTACTGGATCCGGATCGTGTGAGCCAAACGCGGGGCGTGTCGTGTTTTCGGCGGGTCGCGGATCCGTTGGGAATGCACGACGATATCCAGTTCGCAAACCTCGTACGCCAACAGATCGCGAGCTGTTTTGCGATTATCAGAAGCCGACAGAAGGCCGGGCCGTTGGCCGGCGGAAGCCAGTACGGAGGACAGCAGACGGTAACACCGGACGGCACCAGCTACAGCCGGACGGAAGAAAACATAGCGCCCGGGATGGAGATTGTGACGGCACCGGGCGAAACGATCGAAGGGTTCAGCCCGGACGTTCCGAACCCGCAATACTTCGAACACGTGATGCTGATCCTAAAGATTGCGGCGGCCAACTTAGGCATTCCGCTACACGCGTTGTTGCTGGACGCGAGCCAAACGAACTTCTCAGGATGGCGTGGTGCACACGATCAGGCGCGGGAAGGATACAGACGGATCCAGAAATGGCTGATTCGCCGATACCATCGGCGGGTCTGGCGTTGGAAGGTTCAGGGCTGGTTGGCGCAGTACCCACAGTTGCGGACGTGGGCCAGCCAACAGGGCGTGAAGATTTTCAAGACGAAGTGGAAGCGGCCGAGCTGGGAATATGTCGAGCCGTTGAAAGACGCCACAGCCGACATCGCCAAAGTACGCGGCGGGATCACAACCCAGCGACGGGTGCACGCCAGACGCGGCGACGACTTTGACGAGCTAACGCTGGAGAACGTGACGGACAACGGGAAGCTGTACCGGTTGTGCCGGGAAGAAGCCAGGCGGATCAACGCGGAAGCGGAAGAAGACCACGAGCGCGTGACGTGGCGGGAAATGCTGGCGTTGCCATTGCACGAGGGGCTGCAGATTAACCTGACGGCGGCCGAGAATTTCGGCGACGAACCAGACAAGCCAACCGAAACAGACAAGCCGGGGAAGACGAATGAACCAGCCAACAAATAGCGTCAATCTGGACAACTATTCCGGGTTCTGGTGTATCGAGCCGGTACGGTTCGGGCAGCTGGTGGATCTGGTAAACCGGACAGACATGGCGGCACATATTGCGGCCAGCGCTGAAGAAGAACCGAAAGCCACCGAGATTGTGGCGCAGGAATTCGACACGATCGACAACGGTTCGATCGCAGTGATCACAGTATCCGGCACTATGACCAAACGCGGGTCAAGTTTCGGCGGCGGCGGGATGTTACGATCGCGGCGGCAGATTCGAGCAGCCGAGAACGACGGAAGCGTACGGGGCATTCTGATTCGTTTCGATACGCCGGGCGGCACTGTCGCAGGGACGGCGGATCTGGCGGCCGACGTGGCCGGCACCACCAAGCCGACGATCGGGTTCGTCGAGGATCTTTGCGCGTCTGCGGGCTACTGGGTTGCCAGCCAGTGCGACGAAGTGTTCGCCAACACGAGCACGGCGTTGGTGGGATCCATCGGCACGTTCATGGCCGTACACGATATCAGTGCGGCACTGAACGAAGAAAAGATCCGGACAATTGTCGTGAAGGCCGGCGAGTTCAAAGCGGGCGGGTTCCCGGGAACCGAGATCACTGACGAGCAGGTAGCCGAGTGGCAGAAGATGATCAACGGAACACAGAAGCAATTCACGGCAGGCATCGCGGCTGGACGCGGGATGACAACCGCGCAGGCGGGCCAGCTGGTAACGGGGCTGGTGTATCTGGCCGAAGAAGCACAGCAACTGGGACTCATTGATGGCATCAAAACATTCGACAGCGTTGTCGAACGGTTGCGAAGCCAAACGTTAGCGGGAGCCGCAAAAATGGCGGACGAGAAAGAACCGATCGCGGCAACCTATGCCGAAATCGTGGCCGCGTGTCCGGGCATCGACACAAAGCAATCAGCCGACGCGCTGTTTGTAGCCGAGGCACAGGAAGCGGGGCTGACAGCCAAAGACGCCGGGGCACTGTACTGCGATTCGTTGCGCGAGCGTTTGGACGCCAGCAGCAAACGTGAGGCAGAGCTGTCGGAAGAAGTCAACGAACTGAAGTCGGCAGCGACGCAGAAGCCACCGGGCGTTCCGGCGGTTGGCACCAAGACAGCGGATCCGGAAGCCGGTGATCCGATCACCGAATTCAAGTCGATGGTGTCCGAGCAAATGAAGGCCGGGGCCAAGACGAAAGCCGATGCCGTTCGAGCTGTCAACAAGCTGCGACCGGAACTGCGGGAAGCAATGCTGGCCGCACACGCGCAGAACAACTGAACACCGAACGCGGCGTAGCGTACGGACAAAGGCAACCAAAACTCCACGGGAGTAGGAACGATGGCGGAACAAGTGGACAGCAACACACGAACATTCGAAGCGGACGCGGCTATCGCGCAGTTCGCCCGGGTTGTTCTTGAGGCTGATGGGAAAATCGTGACGGCCGGACTGGCCGAAAAGGAAGTCGGAATCGCAACGCGGGAAGCGTTCGCGGCTGGCGACAAAATCGCGGTCAAACTGCGATCGGCAGCGGGAACGCACAAAATGATCGCAGTGGAAGCACTGGCGGTCGGTGCGACAGTCTACACGGAAGCGGCCGGGAAAGTGCAGGACACAGCACAGGCGACCGCATTTCAGGTGGGCACGGCGTTGCAGGCGGCAACAGCCGACGGCGACATCATCGAAGTTCTGTACAACGCCCACGGAGACACTGCCGCGGTGTAGTCATCCGGCTGTCGACAATCGGCAGATGGGCACGTTCATTCTAATTTCTTAGGGAGAAGGCAGTATGCCGTCACCAACATCAGCACTTGCAACCCAGCGGCCGGACTTGGCCGAGAGTATGCAGGAATTCGAACTGGCAATGGATTCCGCGGGATTCATCGGCCACCGTGTTTTGCGAGCGACGCAGGTTGCGTCACAAGCCGGAAGTTTCGGGAAGATTCCGATCGAGCAGTTGCTGCAGAATCGCGATACAGCCCGGGCGCCCGGATCAGGGTACAGCCGCGGGAACTTCACGTTCGAGCCGGCCACGTACGCCACGGAAGAACACGGTGCGGAGGAACCGATTGACGACCGTGAAGCCAAGATGTACGCCAATTACTTCGACGCGGAAGTGATCTCGACAGCGCGTGCGCACCGGGCGGTTATTGAAAATCAGGAGAAGCGGATAGCCGCTATGATTTTCAACGCAACGACGTACACAGCGACCACGATAACCAACGAATGGGACGATATCGCGAACGCGGTACCGATCACAGACGTGGAAGCCAAAATTCAGGCGCTGTACATCGCGAGCGGACTGTGGCCAAACGCAATGGTGATCACTAACCAGGTGTTCCGAAATCTTCGCAACTGTGCGCAGATTGTGGAGCGGGTGAAATACCAGGGATTCCAGGACGCAAGGGCGGGCAATATTTCCGTTCAAGCGGTCGCGGAAGCGTTGGCAATTGACAACCTGATTGTCGCGGGCGGCACCAAGAACACGGCCGAAGAAGGCCAGACAGCCGTGCCGGCTGCAATCTGGTCGAACGAGTACGCATGGATCGGACGCATTGCGACTGGCGATGATTTCCGCGAGCCGTGCGTTGGGCGAACGTTCCACTGGTCTGGCGACGGGTCGATGGAAGACGGGCTTGTCGAAACGTACCGGGACGAAACGGTGCGGTCGGATATTGTTCGTGTTCGGCACGACGTTGACGAAGTCGAGCTACACACGGCGTGCAATGGACTGTTCGAAAACGTTACGACATGACATCGGCGTTCGATGCACGAGCAGCCGCGGTCGGTTCGCCGTTGGAGTTGCGTTTCAATGGCGAACCGGTCACGCGGGAAATCGGCGGCGATAGGGCTGCCGTACTTTCGCAAACGGCCATCGTGCACCGTGACGGCGTAAACGACGAAAACCAGAACGGTCGGTCGTTTGTGTACGACTATCGCATGGAAGTCGGAGCGGCGGTAACAGTGGGATCGGAAGACACGTACCGGATCGACTGTGTTCGGTGCCGTGTTATCAGAATCGGCGATCCAGACAACGGGTTAAAAACGGTCTGGTTGCAACGGGTCGACGACCAGTGGACAGAAGCTAAAGGAACGGAATTCTTCCGATGAGTGTTGGCGGCGCAATGACAAACGTCAAAACACGGCTGTCAGAAATGGCGGCCGTGCAAACGATTCTGGGCGCTGGCGACGCGTCGGAAGCGTTGACGCGAATCTTCAAGTGGGCGGCACCACCGTTTGCCACTTTGCTTCCGCCACGAATTGTTCTGGATCCAATGAGCGTAAACGGCACGCGCAAAGGGCAGCGCATGCAGGGGGACGTGAACATCGAAGTGTTGACACAGATCACGATACCGACAGCCAACACGACAACCGAAGAAGCACAGTGGGAATGGTTCGGGGATAACGTCATGGATCCAATGCTGGCGGCGATATCTGCGGACGTTGGCGCAGACGGCGGGCTGGATCTATTGCGGTGGAATACGACGTTGGCGCCGACCGTAATAGTTCAAAGTGACCTACCAACGAAGGCGGCGGATTCTGTCGTGTGGGTCTGGCAACAGCAGATGACATTGATGGCACTATGATCGTTTTAGAAATCGGAATTGAAACAACGATGCTAACCGCCCGGGGTATCCGTGATATCAGCCGGACGGTTAACCGTTTGGAGATGACGAACTTCAGAAACGAGCGACTTCCGCGGCACTTCGAAAACAATGCAGACACGAAGGGCGGCGGGGCGTACGGGTACCGGGTTCGCACCAAGGGCACGCAGATCAAGAAGGCCAAGGAATTTGGAACAACGGCACCACTGGTGCGGAAGGGCACACTGCGACAGCGGGTGCTGGCGACAGCCAAGATCACAGCAACGGACACACGCGGAACAATGAAGGCGCGAGCGTCAACGCGGACGCCGATTTCGCAGGACGTGGTACGCGAGATTGAAGCCGTATCAGACGAAGAAGCACGCGGGATCGCAAAGCGATGGGGCGAAACGTTCGCAGTATTGGCAACCCAGCCGAAGTTCAAGCGGAAGAAACGTGTCCGGGATTCCAAAGGGCGTTTTACATAAGGGAACAGAGCGATGGCACAATCACCATACGACGTGACACTGAACGCGGCGATCATCCGGCAAGTGTCGAATCTGACGCACAACATAAACTCGAACGCGATCAACGCGTTCGGGTCTGGCCAGCCTGCGCCGGCGGCCGTGTTTCAGGGCGATACGCCACAAAGTTCGTCGTTCAGTTCGACGGATCTGTCAACAATTCTAGCGCTGAACAGTTCGACGTTCATCGCGGCCGGACTGTTCACGGCGGCGGCCGTCAGCAGTGTTCCGTTTCGATCGCGAGCGGTTGGCGCTGTTCACGTGGCGGGGGCCAACCACCAGGCGTTGCAGTGTAGCAACACGCTATACACTCCCGATTCGATCAACTGCCCACAAAATGAGTCGGCGTCACTGTCGGGCACACTGCGGTACCAGTCCGCGGACGCGTTCACGCCGGCAGTATCGCTGGTTGGTTCGCAGACGTTGGCAGCCGCAACGCTGATCGACGAGTACGTTCTGCATTCCGTCACAGTGGCCGGAACGGCGGTACCAGAACTGCAATCCGTGACAGTTACGCCGGGGATCACGGTGATCGAACAGAAAGACGGCGGCGGGCCATTCCCAACGGCGTTCTATATTTCGGAACAAGTGCCAACAATCGAGATCACGACCGAAGACTTCGCAACGCTGGCGGCGTTGTTGGAAGGCGCAGCACTTGGCGCCGGCGTGGTTGTCAATCTGGCCGAGCGAACAGCCAGTGGGATCATCACGGCAGTGGGATCGCTGGCACATATCAAAATCACAGCGGCGGCCGGTATGCGGCAAGCCGTGTCAATGGGCGGCGACGGTCGAAGCAACACGTCCGGAACAATGCGGATTAACGCGTTGGCACTGACGGCAGCAACCGGCGTCGCTATTTCCTAAGCGAACAAACGATGCGACCGTTGATCTATATTCCGGGGCGGGAAGACCGATCGCCAGCCGAGCATTTCGCAGCCGTCGGGCTTGGCGAGATATCGGCGGGTCTGGATGTTATGCGGCCAACTTCCGGGCCAGTTGCAATGAGCGGCGATCCCGGGTTGCTGTTCGGCTGGTTGTCGCCAACCCAAAATCAGTTTGACTACTTTCCCGACAAACAGACGTGGATCAAGTCGGCGGCCAATGGAGATCTGAACGCCGGCGCGTATTGGGTCGGGATCTGGAACGAGTCGCCACCAACAGAAGAAGACCTACGGCGGCCGGATCACAGAGCGGGCGCACAAGTGGTGCTGGGCGACGACGGAAGCTGGAGCATTCCGACGTTGGGCCAGATGGATCGTATTGCCAAACTGCAGGACGACGGGCGGTTGGTCTGGTGCGTTGACGAGCAGTACAACTGGCTGGTTACAGATCTTGAGAAGCGGGAAGCGACCGGCACTATTCCACAGGATCCAGAACCGGACGGAACAGCAAAGCTAAAGGCTGAGGGCATCCGTACGTTTCTGTTCGATGATACCGCGGACTGGTTCTTCTTGTCGCGCGTGCTGCAGATCAACTACCGGATAACGCCGGAACTGGTGTCGTATTTGGGGCTTCTATCGAGGGACAGCGTACGCGGGATTGTTTCCGGAATGATGGGTCTAACGCTGAAGGGTTGAGCAAGTGAACCAGATACGCGTAGATCTTGACACAGGCGGGCCGGAATCGGCGATCGCGGACGTGGCGAAGTTGCAGCAACGGGTCGAGCAGCTGGCGAAGAGTTTCACGGCGCAGAACAAAGAAGCCAACAAAGGGGCCAAGGCGGCGCGGGGATCCTACGCGGCACTGGAGAAGGAACTGCGCGATAACATCAAAGCGTTGAAACAAATGGAGGTCGGTTCGAAGGCGTTCGACATCCAACGGGCGAAAGTCAATAAGCTCGAGCGTTCTTTGGCCAGTGCCAAAGGGCAGATGAAAGCCGGCACCACAGCGGCGCAGGGACTACGATCAGCAGCCAGCGGGGCTGTTTCGCAAATTGTCGGTATCGCGGCAGGCGTGGCAGGCGTGCAAGCGGCCATCACGGCCGTCGTCGGCGAGCTGGAGAAGGCCAAGAATCTGGAACTGAAGGCCAGCCGGCAGGAACTAACGCTGGAAGCGGCACTGGCAGACATCGGTCTGAACGTTGGCGGGGATCAGATAAGCGCCGCACGAGAAATGATAGAAAGCAACGCGCAGGGTTTGGGAACCACACAGGAAGGGCTGGCGAATCTACTGGGCGTGGCGATATCAGCCGGGGCCAAAGATCTCACAGAAGCAATGGAAGTGTCGAGCGCGGCGTTGCAAATGAACGCGGGTGACGCAGGGGCGGCGGCTACATTTGTCGGTAGTGCGCTGGATATCGCATCATTGTCGGAGTCGGATAACTTCGAAGGCGCGTTAGGTCAAGTTGCACAAGTACAGAGTCAGGTACGTTCTGTCAACGCGGCGGAATTCTTCCAGAATATCGGGCCGGCACTGGCGGCAGCGACAGCAGACCGAACAAATGTAGAAGGCGTAACAACGGAGCGGGCGCTAGAGATCTCCAGTGTGTTTTCGCAAGTGTTGAAAGACTTCACAGGGGCCAATACGGCAACTGCTGTGCGGCAGTTCGTGACGCGGTTGGATTCGTTCACGCCTGAACTGACAAGAACGCTGAAAGACGGTACAGCGGCGAATCTGACAGCAGACCAGATCAAAAAATTCAAAGCGGCCGGGACGGTCGACGAACGCGTGGATCTGTTCCGCGGCAATGAAGCACTGCGCCGGCAGTTTCTGGATCAGCAAAAAGAAGGAATCGGGAAGGGTGCGATATCCGAATTTATAGAGGGAACCGACCGCGCATTGAAGACGGAAGCGAAAGCGGCGGCGGCGATTACGTCGCTGGACGATGGGGTGCAATCGTTCACGGGACTGGTAGCTGGGGTCGAGGCAGCAACGGGTTTACTGCGAGCTGACAGAACGAGCGCCGCAAACATCGAAGCGTTGCAGACAAACACGACAGGAGCACAGAGCCAGGGGGCCGTGCGGAAGTTGCTGAATGATACGTTGGGGGCGGTGAATCTGCCGGGCATCGATTCATTACAGATCGGGCTGGCCAACAAGCAATTGGACATCGCGAACGCGGAAGGAAAAGATCCAGTCGCAGAAGTGCGGGAATTCCTGAACGCGGTGGCCGACGGCGGGCTCGAAGGGTTCAGCACGGGGTCGCTATCAGAACGCGACGCGGAGTTCATCAGAACACAGGTGGAAGTGCTGAACAAAATCGAGGCGCACCTGGCATCGCGAACCAAGGTGAAAATCGAGGCACCACCACAGGGGCCAAGGCCGATAAGACCAGCAGCGGCAGCGGCGCCATAAGGGGGGCACAGAAATGGCGTTTGATCTACCGGTTGTTTATCACTCAAATGTCGATGCACCACCGTACCAACGGGAGCTGGTGGTGCAACGGTTCTGGGGCGTGGTTGGCGCGCAGTTGTTGCGTTCACGGATCCAGATCCGCGAGCTGACAGTGCAGGTGACGCTAACCGATCACGACACGTTGCAATCGTTTTACAACGCGATCGCGTTGATGGATCAGCAGCTGGACGAAGAAGATACCGGCACGTTCTTTGCGGACGGAATCGAGTGGGAAGGGTGCACGTTCTTAGGCTACCTACCGCGGGGCGACGTGTTTTGGGACGGATCCGGAGAGCACGGTTTTACGCAGTTCGGCGAAGTAAAGTTTTTGCAGGCGAAAACACCGGATAATCCACCAGTATGACTGGCCGTATCACAGACGCGATCAACACCAAAGGGGCCACAGCGTTCACGTATCCAATGTGGGCGGCGCGGTTGTCTGATGACGATACGCCACCAACAACGCGCGAGCAGGTGCAGCAGTTGCTGATTCCGCTGAACGTGATCCAGAGCGCGGGCGGGCAGGAACTGGACAGTTGCGAACTGGCGTGGATTCTGCAGGACGAAGACGGTACCGGGGCGTTGACGGAACGCGTACAGCCGGCAGACTTTACCAAGATGGTCGACGTGTTGCTGGACAACGAAGCTGCGGATCGCATCCACTTAGGTGACTACGTGACCGAGCGGGAATCCGTGAACGAAGACGAAGAAGCACTATCGGCCAGTAGTCAGTTGCGGCCGTACCATTTCGGCAACACGATGGCCGGCGAAGTATGGCTAAACCCACTGACGACAGATCAGGAAACGGTCAAGAAGGCGATCGAATTCAACCCGAACATTGACGGGGTTGTCATCGGCAATATGTCGGACGAAATGCTGACAGACACAACCGCGAACATCTGGATCCATCCACACGCGGCACATACGACAAAGAGCCAGGCCTACAACGGTCAGACGCCGGCGCTGTGGACATTGAAAGAAGCGATCAACGCGGTGTGCTGGAGCTGCAATCCAGACGAAACGCTACTGGAAAACCCGGGTTCGCTGGAAGTGCTGAACGATGCGCCAACGGTTGAAGCGGTCACGCTGGAGCGCGGCCGGTATCTGCCGTTCTATTTGGATTCGTTGTTGCATCCGTTGGGCTACAATTGGTTCATAAACTACGCGTCAGCAGACGGAGTCGGCGGCGCCACAACGATGAGCAAGAAGAAGCCAACGATCGAGCTATTCAAGAAGGGGGCCGGCACTGAGAAGAAGCTGTATCACCAAGCGCCGGGCAACCCGCTACGGATCGAAGAACAGAACCTACGCGAGTACACACTAAACCGGCACATTGGAGACATGCACAACGCGGTGCTGGTTGTCGGGGACTGGGAACGACGGGAGATAACGATCGAGCTGTTCCCGGGCTGGCCGGAATCTGACGACGATTTGACGGCGGCACAGTTGAAGAAGTCAGAAGAAACGAGCGTGTACCAAGCCAACCCAACGGTGCGGCGTTTGTACGTGGGCAACGAAGCGGGCAGCGTGACAGGGCTGCGGATAACAGTGGGGGCGGCTGGTGATCCACCAGACTTGTCGTCGATCTTCACGCAATACACTCCACACAGGCGGCGCATAGAACCGCCGTTGACATATCAGGGGCAAGCGGACACAAAGACGCGGCGCGACTTGTTTCTGGAGATAAAGCCGAACGGCGGGGAGTGGGTGCCCTACGCCGGCACGTTTGCAATTTTGCCGGATCAGATCGGCATTGTATTTTCGGAAGACGAGCCACCAGAAGAACTGATGGAAGACGGCGGGCGGGTTCGGATCACAGGAACGATCGCGGGCGACTATAGGATCGAAGGCGAAGCAACGCGGCAGTCGGAAGCGGTGAACGGGCGCGACGTGTGGCTGGAGCTGGATAAGGCGGCAAAATTCGCACACCGTGAAGTTGTGATGAGCGGAACGTGGGAAAGTTCGCTGGCGGGTGACGCGGCCGGGGCCGACGAAAAAGACGACACAACAGAGATCACCGAGTACGCGGAGAAGCTGCGCGACGAATCCGGGCACGCTGAGGTGGATTGCGAATTCAAGCTACCGGGCATCCATTTGTATTATGAGATCGGCGATCTATTGACGGACATCGAAGGGCGAAACGTGTCACTAGATCAGGCGTCGGAAGGCGCGGGCACCAGTGTTTACGTTCAGATCACCAAGCGGACGTTCATGTGGGGAAGCGGCGGGCCAGTGACAACACTAACGGTCGATCGCGGAACCAAGCTGGTGGTAGACGAACAGGCGGCGGCGGCCGAGGAACAGCAGCAGAACGAACGACAACGGGCCGACGCGATCGCGGCCAATCCGAAACTGGCGAACTACATATAAGGAAGAAGCGATGACGACACGCGAGGACAGAATCAAGGCGGCACTGCAGGGGACGACACGCACAACGGATCCAGCCAAAGTCTGGCGGGAACACTTCGCAGGATCGCAGATTACTTACCAAGAATTCCGGCGAGTGGCCGACGTGTTAGCGTCTGTTCCGCCCGGGATCGTCAAAAGCCTCCTCGATACCAGTGGCACAATGGAGGATCGATTCCACCAGGCACAGCCGGAGTACGTGTCAATCGATGAATTCCGCGGCGCGTGGGTGGAGCACTGTCACGCGGCCGAGGCAAAGATCGATCCAGCCAAAGCCAAAAAGGAAACGGCAGAGAAGTGACAACAGAATTTCGCTACCAATCTGGACACAAAACCGGCGCCGTGTTGCGTTCAGGTTTGGATACGCGCGGAACAGAACTGCGGTACATTCCGGGATCGTTCACGGAAGAAGAACCGGGCGGCGTAAACATCAAAGGGTACGATCGCATAACCGGCGAGTTGTTGTGGGAACACGTTGGCCAGCCGATAACGGGATCGATCGCGAACGCGCAGACGGGGAGCATAGTAACAAAGGACGGCCGGCTGCCGGTTTGGTATTGGGTGGAATCAGAACGCGACGACATCGGCGCAACCATTTGGGTGCCGTTGGGGACTAGCTTTTTGTTTCCGTCCCGAACGCCGACATCGTTCAACAATGCGTGGGCAGTGCGGCCGAACAGCCAGTTTGTGATATGGGAAAAGCGGATCAAGTACATTGACATGGAAACGGGCGAATCAACGCTATCAACCGTTCCAACGGAATACGTAGCGATGCCGAAAGAAGTAGTAGGCACGCCGTTTTCGCCAGCGAATCCCGGGGATCCAAATCTGGTAGCGATACCGTCGATTTCGTTTGGATCGTATGGCACGCCGGCATCGTATGGGGAATGCAGTGGCGGGCTATTGTGGTTCATCCGGCGGCCGTTCGTGTACTGGCAGTGCATGAATCCACACGAACCGGATACAGCGACACAGTTGTATAGATTTCCGGGCCGTAGACTTTGGCACGAGGCGTACTACACGGCGCAAATACCGGCATGGGACGGCAACCCAGCGGTAGAAGTGGAGTGGGATCACACAGCCGGCGGTGACGATATCGCGGCGGCGCTGGCGGACGTTCCACAGATCATAGCGGCAACGTTCACGGGGCCGGGGCTGCGGAACGGGTACAGCGAACTGGCGGTGGAATGGGCGGACGAAACGTTGCAATTCGAGAAGATCCTACTAAACGATGCGCTGATCCAATCGGATCCGCCACGGTGGTATGAAGGCGACATAGAAATCTGGGATCGCGACACGATGGAAGTTCTAAGCCATCGAGTGATTCCAGGGACATCCATAAATCGGAACCGAACAGTTTCACAAGCACGGGTGATGGGCAACGGTGACGTGGTTATATTGACGAAATTCGATGCAACGTCGGATAATTTCGTGTGGACGTATGACGGCAGTGACCTAACACAGCAGTTGGCGCAACACCAGTTCACAACACTAGCCACGACCGTGACGTTCTGGATTCATTCCGCGCAGAACCATCTGATTCTGAACCGTAAAACAGGAAACACAGTAGCGGGGGCCGGAGGGCAGGAAAGCGACAATCTGGGCTGGCACATCATGGATTTTGATCTGAACCTCGTCGCGGAATGGTGGCGTTTTCTCATCGGGGCGTTGGATATTTTTCACTTAACGGACAACTTCTATCCGTCGGAAGTCGCGGGTTCGTCAGACGAGCCAGCGTTGGCAGTGGTCACGCAGTACGCGTTGTTTAATGGGTTCCGGTTTCCGGGCACGCTGGACGGCGTTAAGTACGATGGCGGAACAGTGGTCAACGAACGAACGCGACCGAACGCGACATCGGTGGCGCAAACAGTGCGGAAGTACGAACCGTTTTCGGACGTGTTGCAATCGTCGGACGTGGCCGCGATGAACGCGCCGTTCGAAGTGTCGGATTCAGATTACAGTTTCACAGGTGGCCTACTTGGTACGTTTCCACAGTTTGAGTCACGACGCGTGCCAGTGGCGCAGGGGTCGCAAAGCATCACAACTGTAGCGTCCGGCGTGGACGGGCAGCCGTTCGGAAACGTACTGGGGTTCTCTCATTACATTCGTTGGTGGCAGCCGGGGCTATTGTCGGGCTGGCGGGCGGTAAACGATGGCACCGTGCAATGGAGAATGGGGTTCGAGTCACAGTTGCAAGATTCGTGGGCAACAGAAAGCGTGGCATCGTTCACAGACTGGCTGGAGTTCGACGCAGATCAAGACGATTTAGAGGCGGCGTTGTTCGACGTGTTCGGCGAGCACGCGCAGGGCGGCGGACAATTCAAGTCGAACGTATGGGCGGACAGTCCGTACTTTCAGGGATTCCCGGGAACACCGGAAGGCACGGTGCTGGGATTGAATCACGACACGATGCTGTGGCAGGATTCAATAACGCTGATCGTTTTTCAGCCGTGGAGTGGCGGCGGTGTAGGGGTGGGGGACGAGGAACATTTCGACTTGGCAAACACGGCCGGAATGACGGGGCATTTTAATAGCGGGAATTCCACCAACCCAGCGCGCGACTGGGCGCTGTTCATGAACGCGAACAACACGTACATGAAGATCCACGTGCGGGATTCCAACTGGCCGAACGCGCCACAATACCAGCTGATGAATCGGCCACTTGGCGCGATACGCTGGGAAGACGGGCTGCCACAGTGGCAACGGTACTTTGGCGAGTCGCTGCGGACGGGCCAGAATGTCGGGTGTTCATTGATCATGAACTACGACGGGTCAACGATCGTAGGTTACGGCGAAACGGTAGAATCAGAGCTAGAACCGGAAGAAGACGAGTGAACACGAGCGAAAACAATTCACGAGATCCGGATACCCCGGGCAGGCGTTCAGCCGTTAGTATGGTCGGCCGTGGAACTTCCCACGGTGCACTTCCAAACGGAGATCGAACGATGAAGAAGCTAATGAACTTTGCCGGTGTTGTGGCGTACGGGACGTTGTTTGTTGTGGCCGGGCTGGTCGTGCACAAGTACATGATTGCGGGACGTGCCAGTCGCGATTCGCTGATCCTAAACGATGGGGATTCAGCACCAATGACACAGGAAGATAAAGATTGGTGGAGCGGGAAAACCAAAGCAGCCCCGGGCGTCTATAGGCCACATCCGTTATCTGAATTCCAATAATGGCAACACTGACGACACATCCAAACGGAAACGGCACGGCGCAGGATTGGGATGTCAACGCATACACAAACGTGGATGACGGCGACGAGCAGCCGACGGCACCAAGTGATGGCAATACGTGCAACGTTTCCGGGTTGGGCGGGCCGGCAGATTGTGAGTGGGTGACGGAAGATCCGTCCGTGGCCGGTACAGCGTCCAATGTGTCGGTCTGGATCTACGTGTCAGCGGGAACAATTACGAATGTGAACGTGAAAGTTGACGGGGTATGGCAAACGAATAAAGCGACAGCAGACGCGTCGGTCGGCGATTGGGATCGATACGATTTCACAATAACAGATGATCTAACCGGCGGGCTGACGGACTGCCAGATCAGGGTACAGACATCAACAAACGCGACGGTTGACGGCGCCTATTCAGAATGGACGTATACGGCGTCAACCGGCAACCCGTGGAACTACTACGCGCAGCAAGGGGGCTCGTGATGGACATCTGTATGGACGTAGACGTAGCACTGGCAAAAGTGCCGGTCAACATTCTGCCGCTAATTGACGACGCAGACTTCAAGACGATCGAAGATGCGGTGGCGTATAACGCGGCGGGCATGGCGTTGCGATGGCATTTCGTCACAACGGCGGGTGCGTACACGGTAACGAGCGTAACGCCAACCACGGGCGGCGTTCATGACTGGACAGACGAAGGCGACGCAGGAATCTATACGATAGAAATCCCGGACACGGGCGGCACGATCAACAACACGGAAGAAGGGCATGGGTGGTTCACTGGATCCGCAACCGGGATCCTTCCGTGGCGTGGGCCGGTGATCGGATTTCGTGCTGCCGGTTTGAACGATCTGCTGATCGATTCAAGTTATTCAGCAACGCGCGGGCTGGCCGGCACAGCGTTGCCAGACGCGGCGGCGGACGCATCGGGCGGGGTGGCGATCAGTGATCTTGGCGGCGTGGCGTTGGATACGGTGGCGGCGAATGTTGCAACACTGATAACACGAATCACGGGCGTGATCGGAACCACCGAGATCCAAGCGGCAGCGGCGGCGGCACTTGTGGCGATCCACTTAGACCATCTGTTTGCGCAGAATTACGATCCAACCAGCAAGCCGGGTACCGGGACGGCACTTCTGAACGAGCTGATCGAAAACGACGGGGGCGTGTCGCGGTTCACGTCCAACGCGCTGGAACAGGCACCGTCGGCAGCTGGTTCTGTGGCAATGGTGATGCAGTCAACGACATTGACCGTCACCAGCCAAACTGAAATGGTGCTGGCGGCGGGATCTGCAGACGATGACGCGTACAACGACCGGTTGTGCGTCATCACAGACCAAACAACCGGTGAACAGAAGGGCATAGTGCGGGCCAGTGACTACACGGGATCCACCAAGACGATCACGTTCGAAGCGGGGGCGGTGTTCACTGTGGCAACCGGCGATGGTATCGATATTCTGGCAGTGACGGGACTAACAAAGGCGGAAGTCAACGCGCAGGTGATCGCGGCACAGGTGACGCACAAGCTAGACCATCTGGTTGCGGTCGCAGATGCTGACGATCCCGTAGATGATTCAATCATCGCTAAGATGGCGTCGGCGTCTGGCGACTGGTCTACGTTCGCGGCTGCAGACGATGCGCTGGAAGCGATCGGCAACACGATCGCCAGCGTTGCAGGGGCCGGGGCGAATCTGGTCACGATCACAGTGCAGGACACTGAAGGAACGCCGAACGATCTGGAGAACGCGACGGTCGTGCTGACGGAAGGCGGGAACAGCTACACGGCGACAACGGACGTGAACGGGGAGGCTGTTTTCCGACTGAATTCAGCCAGCTACGATTATGTGATCGCGAAGCCGAACTACGCCGGAACATCCGGCACGATCGTCGTGGCGACGAATCCGCAAACTGAAACGTATGCGATGGCCGTGAACGCCAGTCCGGCACCACCAGCCGTTGGGCTATCCAACGGTTCGCTGATATGTTACGACGAAGACGGCGTGGCGGAAACGGGCGTTATTATGTATCTGCAACTGAACAGGGGATCCGGCGTGGCGGGCCGGGCACTGGACACAAAGATCCGTTCAGAAACCAGTCCGGCGGGCGGGCTGGTGACGTTTGCCGGTTTGGTCAAAGGGGCAGAGTACAAGATTTGGCGCGGTCCGGCACCAAGCGGTACGGGCGGGGGGCTGACAGTCGCATCGGCCGGGGCGAAAGTTCCTTTCACAGTGCCGGATGCCGGCACGCAATTCGACATCTCGGAAGTTCTCGGCGCTGACGAGTAAACAAAACGCAAACGAGTACAAACCAGCAGGTGAAAACGTGGCTGACGAACGACTAGAAGACATCACAGGCGGCGAACTGACCGATGTGGCGGAAGACGAGCAAGAATCGGGGGCTGAATAATGGTTGACACACGACGAACACTGGCAGCCCTGCAAACGTTACATGCGGACAACACAGCCGGTGATATCTCTCCACAGGACAACCGCGATTTCCTGTTTTCCGTGTTTGGTGCGGGACTGGAAACAAATGCACAAACAGTCACAACAACCGACATCACCGGCGCTGTCGGTCAATTCTACGTCTGCACAATCGCGGGATTAACAGCGGATAGAAATTTGACGCTTCCTAGTGCGGCAGTTGATGAACGGATAGGCGTTCATGTTGTTGATGGCGATGCTTCGTTTGAGTTAGTTCTGATTGGAGCCGCGAGTCAGACCATCAACGGAGGGGCCGCTGCAACCGAATGGAGTCGCGTTTTCATACCTGGGGAAACAGTGATTTTCCGCTGTACCGCTGCGAATTCCTGGGTTGTTGAATATGACGGAAGGAAGCCATGTATCGTTTCTGCCTACCTGAGTACAGATACTGATTTGACTCAATCAGCGGGGACCGCGTATGAACCAGTTGATCAAGGTGGCGCTTGGACCGTCCCCACCAATACCGGAGACTGTTTTTCGAGTTCGGACAGCAAGTTCACATGGCGACGGCTAAGTGATGTGTTCTTTGTAATTCGGGGGCGGCCAGCTAGTACAGCAGCCGATCAAAAGTATGCCATCTGCCAATTGAAAGACCAGGCCGCTGCCCTTAAAGTTTACGCACGATTGACTGCATCCGGGGCATCCGACCGAACACAGATTAGCGCTCAAGGAACGATCAGTCCAGCGGCAATTGGTGATTGGGTTCAATATACGTTCATCAACGAAGATGCAAACGAGGGATGGGATGGAACGCAAAGCACCACTATTTTTCTTGCTGAGGAGCGATTCTAATGCCCTTGCCGAATCAGACGCTGAAACTGATTGAGTTTTTGAGGCCCAGAGCGATTGCGAATGTTGACTTTTTTGTATCGTCAAACTCTGGGAGCATTTCGATCGACAGCTACAACGGGCCTGGAATTGTTCCGACGGAACAGGAACTGATTGACGCGGAGAATGACTTAACGCTAAACGGCGCAGGTCAAAATTTCACGTCGTGGTTCGCAGAAAACGGTGGCGATGACACTGTAACAACAAAGCGAAAAGCCAAAGAACGTATTGATCTGGTCGATGAAATCGGAGCCGCCCAACTGGCGGAACTGGAGCAGAGAAACAAACGAGATAACTATCTGGCAACGCGACTTGAACAAGTTGTGGCACGAGTACAAGCAATGCTCGACAGCAGTGGTGGGGTTTCCAACATGCGAACAGCTGGTTTGGCAGTGTCCGTGTCAGCGATCAACACGCGACCACGCGGCGTCGCCGTGACGGACTACAAAGACGCCATCGATACACCGGATCCATCCTAATGGCTGGCGGGTTTTCATCAGGATTCAGCAGCGGGTTTGATGTCGATGCGGGTGTTGTCTATCCCCTCGACACAGGCCATGCTCTTTATTCAGGACTCGAAGCGGCGTGGGGGTTTCACGAAAACACGGGCTCCACTTCGGAAGACTCAACTGGCAATGGTCACGGGCTAACACTCGATGGGTCTTTGTCCTGGGGCACAGTCAACGGCGACAGCGTGATTCAGAATGCAGCCAACATTCTCGATCCGTTGCCGTTAGATTCTAATGTCGTTCTTGACGGTACGCAGGATTGGTCATTGGCATGGAGATGCAAGCAAACGGCTGATGACAACGCAGGCATGATCTGCGGCGACATCACAGATAGCTCTGACTATGTTTGGTTCGGTGGTGCATCCGGGGTGACCAGATATCGTGACGCAGTGCCGAATTCGTACGATTTCGCGTTGCATGAATTCACGACCGAGAAATCTTATGTAATGTCATTTGATTTCAGTGATCAGGAACTGCACTTTTACGTCAACGGTGTTGAAGAAGCAGACAGCCCTATTGCGTGTACGACCGGTGACCTGATCATTAGCAACGTGATGCAGGGAATCGACGCCAGTACATTCGTTTTCAAAGGCGATTTTCACTACCTCTACGTTTGGGACGGACGCGAGATAACCGCCGCTGAAGCTGGCGATCTTCATTCTGACCAGTACGACATCTTCCTTTTTGATCAATGCAACATCACGACCCCACAACCGTTGCAGGTGTTGCAAAGGACAGCAGGCGTCTCCGACATTGCCATCACAGGCACATACGATGGGACTCCAACTGCGATCGAGGCGTCATTCAATGGCGGTGCGTACGCGACAATAGATGCCAGTCCAACAGGCGGTACGTTCTCAGGAACATTGTCGAGTCAGACGGAAGGACAGGGAGCACTAACAGTCCGATTCACGAACGATACCAGCGTGCTTGACACTCACGATACGTTTGGCATCGGTGATGTCTTCTTGATCATCGGCCAGAGCAACGCATCCGGGCAATTCAATGCGAACAATAGCTACAGTCATGCTTCATTAACGGCGTCTGTGATCGACGAGAACGACTCAGAATGGCGTGATTGCACTGACCCAACAGACACGGCAGAAACAACTCCGAAAGGATCATGCTGGCCAATACTCGCAACTCAAATCATGTTCGACCAAGCTGTCCCTGTTGGATTCATTACAGCAGCAGAATCTGGGACAGCTCTTGTTGGTGGTTCTTGGGATCCACTCACACCAGGAAGCAACTACACGGCTGCTGTGGCTCGTGTAACGGCATCAGGGACAAACGGAATTGCAGCTGCAATTTGGGAACAAGGTGAAGCTGATGCAGCAGCACCAGTGACACAGGTTGCGTACAATGCTGACCTTGACGCTTTGATATCTCAGCTGAAAACAGACACCGGATTTACGTTCCCTTTAATCTGTTCTCAGGTGGGAACGGTTCCTGGTAACAACGCTGACGACCTAGACATTGTGCGATTGGCTCAAGTCGAAGCATGGGGTGACAACGCAGATATTGACTTCGGTATTTTAGGATATGATCGTGCCGCACTGCACTGGGATGGAAACACGGAAGCGGCAACGCAAGCGGGCCGATACTGGCTGGCAATCGAAGAATCGCTGTACAGTGGCTCCAATGGTCGCGGGCCAGTCCAGTCGTCGATCACGTCGACGGGTGCGACTGTTACGGTTACTGTCGATAAGGCATTGGACGGTGGAACAACCAGCTACGCGACGGCAGCCTGGACGATAGACAACGATGACGGTTCGCCATTGACAGTGTCATCAGTTGATCAGATAACGTCGACTACGATTGATATTGTGGCTAGTGGGACGATCGACGGAACCAGTCCTACAATCACATTTGCTTCTGGTAACACTGGATCTGCAGTAGCGATTCCGGCTGGTGACTCGATCAGCCTTCCGGTGACTGTCCATAGCGTGTCGGAATTGGACCTTCCGCTGGAACCGATCATCGCACAAGCGATCACCGTTTCCGCTGGCACTATCCTGTCGCACATCATGTCCGCCTATACGGCAGGGAGATAAAGATGAAGCTAGTAAAAAAAGACAGTACAAATGTGAGCGTTGAGCTTTACATCGTCGACAGTACCGATGGCACGCCAGAGACTGGTGTTGTGTTCAACACCGCAGGCATCGACTTGAACTACCGCCGAGACGGTGCGGTTGTTACGTCAATAACAGAGGCGGACTTGACCACGCCAGCACTAACTGACGCACACGAAGATGGCGGTTTCCTGGCGGTCGGGAATGGTCGGTATCGTCTCGACGTGCCAGACGCTGCCTTCGCAACTGGCGTGTCTCAAGTGACCGTGGGCGGAACAGTCACGGGAATGGTGGTGTTGCCGGTCACGATTCAATTGGTGGATTTTGATCCTGATGACGCAACGCGATTCGGGCTAACCGCGTTGCCGAATGCGGCAGCCGATGCTGCGGGGGGATTGGCAATCAGTGATGCTGGCGGATTGGACCTCGACACGAAACTGGCGAACACAAACGAGGTGACAGTAGCACGAATGGGAGCATTGACGGACTGGGTCGACGGTGGGCGGCTGGATTTGTTGTTAGACGCATTTATTGCAACGGTGGGAACCGCAGGTGCAGGCCTGACTGATCTAGGTGCGATGTCAACGGCGATGAAAGCCGAGATTCTCGCAGAAGTTAATGCGGCACTGGACACAGCGATCAGCGAACTCGGCGTCGGAGTGCCAGCAGCAACACCAACACTGCGAACCGCTCTGATGCTGTTATACATGAGCACACGAAATCGTAGCGACGCGCAGACAAGCGGAACCGACGCATGGGAAATCTATAACGATGCTGGAACAATGATTGCGAAGAAGCTGTTAACAGATGCCGCGGGGGACTACTCAGAAGCTAAGATGACGAGCGGGTAATATCATGGCAATTGATACGGCAGAAAAACGGGCGTCGGTATTTGGGCATGGTCGCCCGTGGCATCGACTGGTTCAACCGGACGCGACAAAGCCGGAAGCGTGGAGGGCAAGCGTTGCGTCTGTTTACAGCGGGAATGCCGTAGCAGCCCCACCAGCACCCGGGGCACTAACAACTGCATCGCTGGGATGGGTCGCGGCGCAAAGAACAAAAGCATGGACAGCCGGTAACAACACGCGAGTATGGACGGCGGCCACAGGACGACAGGAACTACAATGACAACCACCAACTACCAAGCGATAAACGAAATCTATAAGCACATTCAGGCCAGCGGGGCACTGTACTACATGGATTTCGGAAACCGGCTGGGCGCCGCGGAAACAGTGATTTCGGCGACCGTAACGTCGGCAGATGCGGCGTTGTCGTTTGGAACCGTTACGGTATTGACGGGGAACGAGACGGTCTCAGATCACGAGAACGAAGATCTGACAATCGAGACTGGAACGGGCATCAAGTTTACCATTGCCGGCGGAACGGCTGGGGAACAGATCGTGACAGCGCTGGCGACGATATCAGACGGCCGAATCGAGCCGATGGACGGCGTGTTAAATATTGGCGGTGTTGAAGCGTAAAACCGAAAACAGATGATCAGCACTGGCGATAGATGACGGTGGCATATCAGAGGCTACCGAAACACGACGGAGGATCGCGGCAGATGGCAGATGTAACAGACACAGTCGGCATATTGGCACAGAGTCCGTTCGCAGAGTGGGGGAACCTTAGCGCGTTGGGTTGCCTGATTGCGCTGGTGCTGTGGTTCGCGACAAAGGGATTGCCCGGTATTATGAGACGTTGGGGCAATGAAGCGGAGAAGGCGCGGTTGGATTTTAAAGAAGTGATAACGGGGGCATTCGAAGAATCGCACAAGCAACGCGAGGATTTCAAAGCGGAATCAGCAACGCAACGGGCAGAGTTTCGGGCGGAATCCCTGGCACAGCGGACAGCGTTTGAATCCGCATTGGCGGAACAGCGCGATCAGTCGGCACAGCTGGCGATATCGGGACACAACGCTGTTAACGGTCTGGCCGGCGAAATCAGGGAATTGCGACGAGGGCGAACTGCTACGGGCACATAACGGACAGCCAGCAGCAATCACACAGCCAGCCCGGGGAAACCCGGGTTTTTTCATGCGCAGCGGATAGTTTCCAAAATCTTTACGGTATTCTTTGCTTTACGTGTTGCAACAACCAAGCCACGGGCTATACTTCCAATATGTCAAACACAGCAACCACAACAGGAGCCGAAACAATGACGAACAACGAACGAGCCATCCGCTGTGCAATCCGTAACTTCTTGCTGGTTGCAACACCAGCCGAACTTCAAACCGAGCTGGCCATTTCACTGGAACGGGAGGACAACTTCCGGGCTGAGTGTATCCGCGAGCTGATCGCGGAAGATTAAACCACCAACCACACAGCCCCGGGCAACCGGGGCACTTCAGGAGCTGAGACGATGGCAGATCCAACGGAACGAGAACGGGCAATCGTTACGGATGTTATGGAAGCGTTGCAGGGGCAGCAGGGGTGGTATTTGCGGGACACTACGCAACCAGAAACGGATGCGCCGGGCTACCACTACAACCGAGGCGTGAAGGCGTGTGCGGACGCAGTGGTTAAGGCGGTGGGAAAATACGGTTTCAACTTCCGACGCGTGGATTGCGACGGGGAATAACTTCCGCTCAATTTCCCGTTTCTTTGCTTGTTGTGTTGCAACAAGCACGGGTGCGGGTATACTTCCAATATGGCGAGCACACAACCAACAACAAACGGAGCGGAAACAATGGCCAGAACACCAAGCGAACCACAGCAAGAAACAGCCCACGACGCGTTGCGACGCCAACAGAAGACGATCAACACAGCGGCCAAAATGCTGGAAGTCATCAGCGTGCAGATTTCGGAGCGGCTGAACCAGACATCGAAGCCGGTCGGCTGGCAGGATCTCGGAATTTCCTCACAAGCGGCCGAGCTGGCCGCGCAGATTATCGAAGGGTTGGACAGATGAAGAAGCGAACCAAGAAGAAGGCAGCGGAACAGGGCAGCACACGGCGGAAGCCAGCCAGGAAGAAGAAGGCAGCGGAACCAGTGGAAAACCGGGGCGGGCCACGTGTGGCCGGGCCGGGCAAAAAAATGGGACGACCGAAAGTGGACGCGCCGCGTGTAACAATATCGGTCAGAGTGTCCGCGGAAGTGGGGGAATACCTACGTTCGCAGGGGAATGCCAGCCGTACGATTGACAACGCGATCCAGCGAACCAAGGCGTGCCGGGATTATCTGGCCAGCCGGTGAAAAAAGATGGAAGAAAACGGCACCCCGGGGTTGACGGGTTGCGGTCGTTCCGGCTAAGTTGCGAAAAGCAAACAAAAACCCACGATCAGGAGCGGGAACAATGGAAGCGGTGTTAGTCGTGACGGGGCTTGCGTGTTCGTTTGGTATGGGCGCCTTGATTGGCGCCCGTATTTATGCGCAGGCGTTAGAAGACTGGAAACAGCAGTACCACCGAACGCTGAACCAGCTACACAGGGTGCAAGCGCTCGCCTTGAAGCACGCGCACGAGGTGGCGGTGCTGAAGCGTGCGGAACGGCTGCAACCGTGGAAACCGGACGCAGGGCGATGAACCCGACAACCGCCCGGAACTGGCGGCACAACTACACAGGAGGGCAGCCGATGCTTGTGCTGCGGCGAACTATTGGAAGCGTTGTGGAAATCGGCGACGACATCCAAGCGGTACTGGCCGGGCGGACAACGGAAGATCTAACGCTGAAGATACGGGCACCAGCGGGAACGCCAGTCGAAAGCCGGGCGGTAACACAGGACGACGACCGGGTTGTTTCAATGGTCACAATGTGGATCGGCGAAACAGTCCGTATCGGGGCGAACGTGCGGATCATGGTGACGGACGTGCGGCAGGGCGAAGTGTACCTCGGCATCAGCGCTCCACCGGAAATGCGGATTATTCGACGAGAATTGAGACTCAAAATGGAACGGGACGGCAAAGAGTGGCAGTACCAACCGTAGAAACGCGCGGGGATCTATAGTTCATCGACCGGCTACGAAATGATGCGAAAGCGTTGCACGAGATACGGGCAAGAAGCCTGCGGCGGGTTGGCGGTGAACTGTGGATCCCGGAAACGAAGTAGCAGGTAGCGGCGGAACTTCCTGCATTAACAAATGGATTCCGCCACGAGCTGGCGTGCTGGCAACAACCAGCGACCGGCAACCCGGTGCGAACCCGGGGTTTCACCAACACGGAGCGACGCGTGAATATCATAGCAATCGATCCCGGCACGACGAAAAGCGGCTGGGTTCATCTGGAAGGCCGAGCAATCCGAGGCGGGGCCGGCAATTCACCGAACGGCGACATATTGCGATGGATCGCGGGATGGTCACGCACCGGCGAGATCGACGCGATTGTTTGCGAGTGGATCCAGAACCAAGGAATGAGCGTCGGCCAGACCACGTTCCACACGTGCCGATGGGTTGGCAGATTCGAGCAAGCGGCCATCGACGGCGGGCTGCCGTTTCAGCTGGTGTACCGGGGCGACGTGAAGTTGCACATTTGCGGGGCAGCACGGGCGAACGACACAAACATCCGGCGGGCCATCTGCGATTTGTATCCGCACACAGGGGGCGGGGCGAAGCCGTGGAAGGGCACAAAGGAACAGCCGGGGCCATTGTTCGGGGTGACTACGCACCAGTGGCAGGCGCTGGCCGTGGGATTGACGTTTCAGGAATTCAAGGAACTAAAGATCGGAGAATACGAATGACGGAACAGCCGGAACAACAACAACAGGAACAGGGGAAGGGGCTGCGGGCGGTGTTGCACGGTGACGTGTTGCAACAGCAGCTGGCGTTGGCACTGCCGGAACATCTGTCGGCCGAGCGGTTCATCAGGATCGCGGGCACGGCACTGACAAAAACGCCGAAGCTGATGAACTGCACAGAGGAATCGTTTATCAAGTGCCTACTTGATCTGTCGGCGGCAGGGTTGGAACCAGACGGCAGGCGGGCGTATTTGATTCCATACAAAACGACGTGTTCGCTGATAATCGGATATCAGGGGCTCGTCGAACTGGTGCGGCGGTCGGGCAACGTGTCAACAATTCACGCCGACATAGTCTGCGCAAACGACACGTTCGAGCACGATCGCGGGCAGATTCTCCAGCACACGTTCGACGCGAGAAACCCGCGCGGCGAAGTGTACGCGGTGTACGCGGAACTGACGATGGCAGACGGGTCGCGGCAGTCCGAGATCATGCAGCGCGAAGACGTGGAGAACATCCGCAAGCGTTCGAAGTCGGCGAACGACGGGCCGTGGGCGACCGACTGGAACGAAATGGCGAAGAAGACCGTTTTTCGTCGGGCGTGCAAGTGGGTCACGTTATCGTCCGAGATCCAGACAGCGATCGCATACGGTGACGTTTCAGAGTTTCCGCGAACGCGGGTCGTGCACCAAGCGCGGCGGATTCCGCTGGATCCGTTCAGTCAGACAGACGGGAGCGCAGCGGAATGAAGGACAGCGATCTGCGGGCATTGTTTTGCCGTTTTGTGGCTGGACGGAAGCCGGGGTGGCTGGGCGCTGAATTCAATATTTACGAGTGGGAAAAGTACGTGCGAGCAAACCACAACAGGAGCATAAGCGGCACCGAGGCGCGGGATATGTTGCGGCCGTTGGAAGAATCGGGCGTTATTAAATACACGGAAATGCTGCACTGGAAGTACAAACAGCCGAAGCACGATGCGGGCCAGTGGGATATCCCGCCAAAGAAACGCAACATGGATTAACAACGGAAGGCGGACGCGTGATAGTCAAAGATTTACCACGGGAAGAACGCTGGGCGTTTCTTGGTTGGTTTGCAGGCGGACAGATTCACGTCACGCAATACGCGAGTAGACCAGACGACGTGTTCATGGGGAAATTTGAATGCGAGCAAGTGCCATTTGCTGAGTTCTGGTTACAAAAACTGCCGGGGCTGGGATGGATGACAGCAACGGAAACGGAACGCGGAATCGCCAAGGGTATGATTGGGAATCCGGAGTTTATCAGGTACAGACTAGGCGTTACTAATGCGGGCTGGCGTGCACGTGAGCAGTTCTATAGCGAACAGGAATCGATAGCGTGATAGTCAAAGAACAGATGATCCAAGGCTCCGAAGAGTGGCTGGACGTTCGACGCGGGCGGCCGACAGCATCACAGTTCAGCCGGATCCTAACGCCAGCCAAATGCCAAATGGCGGCGGGCCGGTTCGAATACATGGACGAACTGATAGCGGAATGCTTCTGGCCGGAGTTCGTTGAATTCGAGGGCAACCGCTGGACGGATCGCGGGACGGAGCTGGAGCCAGACGCGCGGGCAGCATTCGCGGATCTGTCGGGCGCTGAAGTGCAGGAGGTGGGATTCGTCACACGCGACGATGAGCTGGTGGGCTGCAGTCCGGACGGCCTGTTGCTGGACACAGGCGGCGGCTACTGCGCCGGGCTGGAACTGAAGTGTCCGGCGCCACGGAAGCACGTGCAGTACGTGCGCGGCGGCAAGTTGCCACAGGAACACAAATGCCAGGTACACGGCGGGATGGCGGTAACCGGTCTGGATGAGTGGCACTTCGTTAGCTACGCGCCGGGCGTCCGGTTGTTCTGGGTTGTCGTTCAGCGGGACGAATTCACTGACCAACTATCAGACGCGATCGACCAGTTCGTTTGCGAATACGCGGAAGCACGGGATTGCGTGATCCCAGCACTATGTTTACCCAAAGCCAAGGAGCAAGAAGAATGAGCACAACAACCGAACAGGAACCAGAAACCCGCGAGCTGTCACTGCAGGACAAGCTGCAGAACTTCGTAACGTGCACCGAGCACGCGATCGTCGAAGTGGAACAGAAGTACAAAGGGCTGCAGGTTCTGGATCTGAACGACAGAGAACAGATCAAGGCGGTGACGGCCGGGCACATCGAAGTTAAGAAGATGATTTCCGCGGTCGAATCGACACGGAAGGAACTGAAGGAAGACGCGTTACTCTGGGGGCGGACAGTTGACAGCACAGCCAAGCGGCTGAAGGCACCACTGGAAGCCGTGGCGGATTGTCTGAAGATCGAACGCGATAAAGCCGACGCGGAGAAGGCGCGGGTCAAAGAAGAAAAGCAACGGGAGGCACAGGAGCAACTGCAATCCCGGGTCGACGCGCTGGCCAAAGTGCAGGGCGACACAAGCCAGCTGGCGGCACTGGCCACAATGACAGACCAGATGTTCGAGCGAATGCTGGAGAAGCGGACGGCCGATTATCAGGAAGAAATCGAGGCGCGGGCGTGGCGGGAAGAAGCGGCGAACGTTTCGGTTGAGCTGGCACGGCAGGACGTGGCAATGTCGATCGCCGAAGTGATGGCAGTGGATCGCGATCAGTGGCCGGAACTGGTCGCCAACGCGATGAGCGATAAAGTTGCAGCGGATCGCAAGCGCGGACTGGAAGAAGCCGAGCGGGCATCGGCCGAGGAAATGTCGGCACGGCTGTCAAAGCTGGATATGTACGTTACATCCCGGCAACTATTGGACGCCGGGCCGGAAGCGTGGCCGACAATGCTGAAGAACGCCGAAGAAGCCAAAGCCAAAGCGGCGGAAGCGGAACGGCAACAGCAACTGGCGGAAGTCGAAGCACTGAAGGAACAGACGCGGAAGGCGGAAGCCGAGCGGCAGCGGCTGGAAGACGAAAAGGCTGCGGCGGCGGAAGTGGAAATGCAGCGGCTGCAGGACGAAGCGGTAGCGGCGGCGGCTGCAGAAGCCGACAAAAAGCGGATCGCAGAAGAAGCCGAAGAAGCGGAACGGCAGCGGGAAGCCGAAGAACAACGGCAGGCGCGGGCGGTTGAGTTGCTGCCGGACAAGAAGAAGCTGGAAGATTTCGCGCACACAGTTGGGCAGTTGGCGATTCCGTCCGGGCTTCGTCACTACAACGAACAACTGAACGCGATCCTGTTCGAAGCGGCACACAGAATTCGCGATTTCGCCGAAGATCTGGAGTAAGACCGAACCGAACCACGTAACCACAGGAGAAGATCATGATTCTGAGAACTGAAACGTTGGCCAGTATTCGCGACGGTATGGTCGCGGAGATTATCGATCAGGCGTTGGCGGAAGCGTTCGCCGATTGCGAAGAACGGCCGAGATTGAAGAAGCCGAGGTCGGTCACACTGACAATCAAGATAACGCCAACCGGTGACGATCCAATCGAAGCGGCCGATCTGGAATTCGAAGTCAGCAAGAAGGGGCCGGCGCAGGGCGTGGCAAGACGCATGGCGGCCAGTCCGAGGCATCGCGGGTTTCGGTTCGATGCCGATACAGATTCGACGGCAGCCGCGGAAGGGCAGCGAACGTTCGACGATGAGTGACAGCCGGCGCGGTGCTGGTTGTGTTTTTGTGTGATCTGTTTTTGGGAGAATTGCGATGATTGCGGACGGGTTGATGGCGCTGAAGAAGCTGATCGAGGCGGATCGGCTGGCACAGGCGTACGCTACGCCGGACGATCTGATTTATGTCAACAAGCTGACGGGGGAAACGTACCACCTAAAGCGGCCGGCGGATCCGATCACGGCGACAGCTTATTCGATGGATTCGTTTAAGGCGGCGTTCGTCCGTTTCCGTGCTGGAGAATCCAGCGTATACGTTTCGGTCGATAAAGTGGTCGGCGTGCTGAACGACAGCGGCGACTATCGGCGGGATCGTGTTACGTTACCACTGGAGATCAACCCAGCGGTCGATTCGTTGACGGGCTATTCGAGGTTCTCGGCGAAAGACTTTGTCGAGTTTCTGCGGATCCATCTGTGCGGCACCACGTTGCAGCCGAGCGATCTGCGGCAGCGCGTGCAGGCGGTGAAGTTCGAATCCTCCCGAAACCGCGAGGAAACAGCCAAGCACGGCGACGAATCGGTCAGTTCGTCAATTGTCGCAAAGCTGGCCGGGGCGTCCGATATCCCGGAAACGTTCTACGTGTCGTTTCCGTTCTATCCATCGCTTGTCGGCGAAATCGAAACGACCGTAATCGTGCAAATGGCGATCATGATTGACTTGGAGCAGGGCGAATTCGTCGTTCGTGAACTGCCGGGCCAGATGCAGGCGGCCAGAGTTGCGGCGCTGCGCCTGATTCAGGGAGAACTGGCACAAGCGATCGACGCGCCGGTGATCATGGGGGCGCTCTGATAATGGAAACGGAGCTACGGCAACCCGCCCAACAATCAGAGGACGCGTTTCTTGTGGGCGTCCGTGAACATCTGGAAATGCTGCAATCCGATGCCAATTGGTATCTGGGCGCAGCGGCGGCCGAGTGGACAACGCGACATGCGGCAGGCCGGACAGATGCGGCGTTTGCGACGGCCGTGGGCGTTTCGCGGGATCGCGTAACGAAGGCTAGGCGGGTTGTCGAAGTGTTCCGAAGTTGTGCACCGGTGCACAAACACGAGAAAACGCTGAAGTGGGGGCACTACTACGCGGCGGTGGCGTGGGACGATGCCGAAGAGACACTCGAGTGGGCGGCGGATTGCGAAGCGACGCGGGCGGAAATGCTGGCGTGGCACAGATTCAAGCACAACGAGCCGGATCCAGCGGCGCAACCTGATCTCAAACCGTCTCCTGAGCCAGAGCCACCGATCGTTACGCCGTCCAGTTGTGCACCGGTGCACAAACACGAGCCACCAGAGCCAGAGCCGGACGAAGACGAAAATGGGCGTAAGTCCGGCGTAAGTCCGACGCAAGTCCGCAAGTCCGACGCAAGTCCACCAGAGCCACTAGACGAGCCACCAGCGGCCGAAGTCGAGCCGGCGACGGATCCATTGGAAGACGGGCCGGCGGACGTGAACGCGGCAATAGCCACGATCCAGCACGCATCCAGCGGAATGGATCGACAGCAGAAGAAAGACCTGGCCACGGCGTTGCGACTGGTGGCCGAGAATCTGGAAGCGTTGCCGATCACACGAGAAGAAGCCGACGCGTTGTTGGCGGAATTCAACAACTGGATGGGCGTCAAGTGCCGGAACACAAACAAACGGTTTACAGATCTGAAACAACGGTGGCGCAGCCCGGAATGGCGGGAGAACTACCGGGAAGCGTTGCAGCGGGCGTCGTCGTGTCAGTTCTTGAACGGCCAGAACGATCGCGGCTGGTGGATGGATTTCGAGTTCTTCTTGCGGCCGGATACGGTCACCAAGATTTTAGAAGGAAAGTACGATGGAACAGGAGCTAGCAAACAGGAACGAGACCAGTCCGCAACACTTGGCGCAATCGCTGAGGCGGAAGCGTATTTTGAGAGCGTTGGCGAAAATGGCGCTTTTGAAAACGCAAACCAAATTGACCAAGGAACAGGCGGTGGTGTGGGCGGAAGTGCTGGCGCTCTTTCCGGCGGATAGTGTCGAATTGGCGTGCGCCCGGTTCGGTGCGTCGGACGATCCGTGGCCGGACGTGGGCAAGTTGCTGGCGGCGGCCGAGTATTACGAAAACGAGAAGCGGCCAACGGTCAAACGGGGCACACAGTTCGGCGGCACAATTTCACACACAACCGTAAAGCAAGTTGCGGCAGTGCTGGGAATGGGGCAACCAGAATGAAGAAGCCGAAGATCTACGTAGCCGGGCCGATGAGTGGTTTCGCGTACTGGAACTATAACCTGTTCGACGAAGCGGCGGCGCAGCTGGTGAACGCCGGCTGGGAAGTGATAACGCCGGTACAGTTGGATCGGGCGGCCGGGTTAGCACCGGAAGACATGCCAGCAGATACCGATTGGGCCAGCCCAACAGCGTGCGGCCACGACATCCGAGAAGCGTTGCGGCGCGACATCGACGCGTTGATGAGCGTTGACGCGATCTTCTTACTACTCGGCTGGCCACGATCAGGAGGAACGCTGGCCGAATTGGCAGTGGCGAAACGGGCCGGGCTGGCCGTCTTCAAACAGCGGGCAGACCTAGAACTGGATCCGGAACTGTTTATCGATCCAAAACCGGAAACGTGCACGGCGGACGGTTGGACAGTTCAGCTGACCGGCACCGGGTGCGTAATTCGCGACGAAGACGGGGATGTGGTTTGTTCCGTCAAAGACGCGGAAAACATGGCAGCACATCTGGTGTTTGCGTTGCAGGATCGTCGCAGGATGATCAAGGAATATCGACACAGGGCATTTCAGCCGTTTCCGTTTGGGGGCGAACCACAGAAGCCGGAGTAATGGAGCGATGAAAGACGCGAAGTGGCTGGCAGCGGAACGGGCACGAGCACGGGCCAACGCACGAACCAAAATCGACATGGCACAGGTGCATAGGCGGTTGCGGCAGCAAGAAGAAGTGGAACGCGCCCGGGCTGAACGGTACCGGCAACACGTGGAAGCCGAAAATGCGGCGACGGCGGCCGAGTCAGATCGGCGGCGGAAGATAGAAATAGAGACGCAACGCGCGAAAGCGGCAAGGGCTGAAGCAAAGCGACGGAAGACGATCGCGAAACAGATCGCAGAGATGAACGCGGCGGCAGTTCAGGCGGAACTTACAGAGAAGGAACAGGCCAGAATAAAACAGCGGGCCGAACAATCGGCGACAGTTCTGCGGCAGAAACCGAAACACCGGATCGAACGGGGCCGACGGATAGAAGGCACGACGATGCTGCGGGATTTCTGCTGTGGTTGCGGCGGTGCGATGCGAGTGCACCAGTTATTGCCTAATCCGTTCTGTTCGGACTGTTTGACGGGCACCACTGCCACAACAAAACACAACACTGGCCGGCGGGCCGGGCGTCTGCCGGAAGTGGCGGACATGCAATACCACGGTGGACAATTCAGCCAGGGAGAATGGTGAACAACGGAAGGTGAGCGGGGAAGCCGGAATGCTATTCATGATCAAAAGACACAGGCTTGACAGTTCGGAGAGACGGACGCAGGGCAGTGGGCAGCGTGGATGTTGCGGCCACAATCGATTGACGGGGCGTCACTGGGGCGCCGCGTTTCGGCATCGCTGGTTAAGAGTCGCTGGCGGCGTAGCGGGTTCGATTCCCGGCTGTTCTGTTCGTGGGTAGTTGTGGGAAAAAGTGGGTACTTTTTCCCACAGGAGCAAGGCGAATGAGTGAGCAGCCAACAGTCCACGTGGAGTTCATCGGCGGTTCACGCGACGGGCTTGTCCAAACCGTGACGTGGGAAGGAACAAACCGCGCACTGTGCGAACGTGAAATCGACGGCGAATGGTTCTGGGGTTGCTGGTGTTCTCCTAATCCTAAAGCACCAAACGGGCAGTATGAGATTTACATCGAGGAACATCCGCACGGCATCGAAACTGTTTTCCCGCCCAAGCATCTGCGGTTAATTATCGCGGATTGGATCACAGATGAAGAGGCAGGCCTGTTTCGGGTATTTGAGGAATAGTAGAGCACACGACAATTTGAACGCATCCGGCTGTGCGAAGTCTCCAAGGCGAAAGCACAGAGCGAACAGCTGGCGTGGCAGCGAACTGCCGATCCCGTTTCCGCAGGTGACACGTACGGGCGGAACTGTCGAAGACAGAGGGAGGTGTGCGAGGGTTAAATATGCACAACACCGAAATCAAAATCAGTGCAATATCGGTCACCGACAGCCCCGTCGTTCAGGCGGGGTGGTACGCGCCCATCTTTCTATTTGGGAAACAATGAGCAAAGAAACGCAAAGACAGAAACGCAGCAAGGAACGGGACGCGGAACTGTCACGAGCACTGCCGGCACCATTCGAACACCGGGACGGCTACTGGTGGAAGGGCGTAATCGATCAATATCTGCAACGATTGGAAAAGCACAATGCGAAGCGACAAAGAAGCGGCTGAACTGGCACAGCGGATCCGCAACGAACACCAGCAGCGGATTTGGTGGGACACGTTCAAAGGGCGAAGAATCGAGCCAGACAGCAAACAGGGCCGGCGAAATGGATAGCTGGAAGCGGTGTGTTTGTGTCCAGTGTGTGGCTAATCGCGATTGACAATTCAGGCAAAACCGTTTAGCTTTTTGTGATGCGATAGCAATCTTCACAACCACCAAAAGCAAGGCGGGTAAAATGTCACGAGCGGCACTGGCCGAAGAATTGACCAAGCGAATCAATCCTTTTATCGACATCCCGTGGATGGGCGAAGCGATGGAATACCGGATTTTGTATCCGGTTGTTCTAAAGGCGGTGCCGTTCATCCCGGAGGAGATCTGGCCGTATTTGACAGACGCGGCTGACGGGATCACAGACGAAGAACGGGCCGAGTGGGAACCGCAGATTCTCGGCGCTACTGTCGAGGCGTTTCTGGCTGTCGTGCCGGAGTGGCTCCAGCCGTGGTTCATGGATCGCATTCTGGACATGGTACGGCCAGTGATCGCGGCCGTGTTTGATTATGCTCAGGGGTTGTTGCCCGGGGCTGCCGAAGCGGGCAGTATCGGCAGAGTCGAAGACGTGATCGGCGGGTTGCCAGCCGAGTAGTTGACGGGCCGGGATGTTTCGGCCGGTGCTGTTTCCAGTTCTCCACAAGTGGGGCGTTCCGATGGATTTTGAGTTTTCACCGTTCATGGCGTACGCGGCCAAAGCGGTGGCGGCCGTCGTGGCACTGGTCACAGCGTACGGGGCCAAAGGTGACGGGGTGCGGGCGTTCTTTCAACGGCTAATGCCAAAGCGTTCACGCGTAAAGGCGGCCGATCTGTCGAAGGACGGCGCGTGGCGTGTGCTGATGGACGATTCGCTGGAACGGCAATGCTTAGACTCTGTCGATCTGCTAAACGCGTGGATGGCGTGTAGGACAACCGGGCAGCTGGGGAAGAAGCCAAAGCAAGCGGAACCAGCACCAGCACCAGCAGCGGAACCGGCAGTATGAGGATTGTGATCCTGATTCTCTGCGGCATCGTCATTCTGCTACCGTCGTCTTTCGAGTTCGGAGGGGGCGACGACGGTGGCAAGCGTGGCGGGCCAGACGTAGTGTCGAAAGCGTTCGACGAATACGAACAGCTGTGGCGTCAAGTGGCGGCCAAAGGGGCGGAACAGTTGGAAGCCGGGGCGCTGGCAACGGACGAAGCGGCCACCGCGTTCCTGGGGGAGTCATCCAAAGCGGCACGCGTTACAGCGTTTCAAGCGATTGCAGACGCGGAAGAAGCGGCGTATTGGTCGATCGACGAATCCGGCGAACGTGTGCGGGCGGAATGGACGCCAGCAAAGCACGCCGAAATCTTGCGGGAGTATGTGAGATAATGCCGGAAAGCCTACCGTTCACAGAGCCGGAACGTGCGCAGCTAACGCAGTACGAATACGCAACGGAAAATATAACAGTCGAGCCAGGCTGGGATATTTACAGTTCGACAATGGAACGGCTGCAGGCGGCCGGATGGGAGTGCCAGCACATGGCGACTTTCCTCCCGGACGACTACGGGAAAATGGCGGTGAAACTGTTTATGAGACGGGAAACCGCATGAGTTATTACAACTTGCAACCGTCATCCGCTGTGGATCTGGCGTTTCTCAATTCCGCCGTGACGTGTGCTGACATCGAAGAACGCGATTTCCCGGACTGGGAAGAAGTGTTGCGAGACCCGGCGCGTTCGCCATTGGAGCGGATTCGTGTTCAGCGGCAAAAAATGAGCGATTGCCAGGGGCAGGCGCTGGCCGGCGGGACTGAATCACGGGTTGACTATGCAACAAACAAAATGATTCAGCTGTCCGATATTTACGCTTACAACTGTACTGAACGTATGGGCGGGGCTGGAAACGTCGGGCGGGATCGTGGCACAAACATACTGCAGGGCGTGCGGGTGCTGGTGGAAGGAATCCCCGGTCTTGGCATCAAGCCGGGGCTACCCACAGAAGCGGACTGGCCGTACAGCACGTACGAAAAGAGCGCGTCAAGATTCGAGAAACGAGCACGAGAAGCCACAATGGTTTCGGGGTGCGTCACTGAGCAACTACCGATGCCACCGTTCCGAACGATGCTGATTGCGTTGGCAGCCCGGGGAACGGGGCACATTGGTACGAAGTGGCCACCACGTTGGCAGACGATCAACGGCCGGCGGTACATGGCGAATCCGCCACAGGGCGGCGGCGGGCACGCAACGTTCATCGTGTGGGCAATGGAAGCAAAGGGAAAGGGCAACGGCTGGACGTTGTGCGTTTGGAATTCACACGGCAAGGGCTACTATTTGATGTCCGAATCGTGCTACACGTGGCACCAAAAACGCAACTTCGCACCGTACGGGGCGCGGCTGTTGATGCCGGACAAAGCCAAAGATCGATTCGTAAACTGGAGCACGCAATCGCCGTGGTTTGAATGATGCCAACAGATCCAGCAGACAAAGACTGGCAAGAACTGCCGACAGATCCACCAATAGTTCTAAGGTGGTTCAAGTCTGATCATCTAAAAGATGGGCCGGTGCGGGATATGTCGAAACGTTTCCAATCGCTGGCGTTGCAAGTGGAACTGCTGTCGATACCGGGGCCAGAGCGATCGACAGCGCTTCGCAAGCTACTAGAAGCCAAAGACGCGGCCGTGCGTTCGGTCGTTCATCCGGGCGGGTAAACACAGAAGGGGTGCAATATGCACAACACATTGAAGATCGGTGCCGGCGGGCTGGCCGCGGCGTTTATGCTGATAGCGTTTATGATTCCAGTGGCTGACGAGACACGAGCAACAGACGACGTTCAAAGCGATGACACAGCAAGCGCGTTCGATTTGCAGATGGAAGCGATTCTGGCCGAACAGACGCGAGCCAAAGAGAACGACAAAGACGTGGCGGATATCCTTAATCAGATAACGCGGCGGCTGATCGCGGTCGAAGACTCGCTGGACGAGCTGAAGGAAGTAAAGCTGGCCGAAATTGTCGAGCCACCAGCCGAACCCCCCAAAGCGAACACGGAACCAACGGATCTGAAAACGGTGATCAAACCGGGCAACCCGGTCACGGGCTACACAGAGCCAGCGGGCTACACAGCCGGGTTGCATATTCTTGCGAATTACAGCGGGCAGCGGTACGTTGTTAAACGACATCAGGGCGATGAGGCATATCTGCGCCGTCATATCGTTGGACATGGCCACCCAACCGGCGGGCTGGATCGATTCAGTAATCACGAACTGGAGCGGATACACGGGGCGTATCACACGAACCACTGGTCAACACGTGGCGAAACGCCGACCAGCTACAAGCCACCGAAATCGGCAAAGGTATTCAGCGGATCGATTCAGATAGGGCAGCCGTACTACACGAACAGCCGCGGGCAGCGTGTGAACTGCCCCAACGGCGTGTGCCCAACAGTTCGGTACTATCGACGATAAAACACCAAAGAGAGTGGGCGGAGCGCTAGATCGGTGACCTAGAACCGCCCTACCAGAGACGGTCGACGTAGAGAAGAAGCGGGAGTATTCAAACAGCGGCCGATCGCTGTGCGTTACGCTTCCCAATACCGCCGGTTCGTCTAAGCGGTAAGACTCCCGTTTGGTTGAGCGGGAATGCAGAGTCGAGATCTGCACCGGTGAATTGAAGGAACAGCAATGGCGAGTCCACCAAACAAAGAAGACCGAGAACGGGCCACGCTGGCAGTGCTGAATTGGGCGTGGCAGGCATCAGCGGAACGGGTGCCGGCGAGAATCCACGATCTGGCAGCCAGGGCACTAAACGAACCGTCGCTGGCGTATGGATTCGCAGACGATGATCCGGACTACAAAGGGCCGTAAAGTGTTCCAATTATCCAAAGACGTGAAACAAGCGATCCGGAAGACGGTCGGCGTTTTACTTTCGGGCCGTATCGGCGGCGGCAAAGTACACGCACAACTTCCGAAGAAAATAACCGTGACGATCGAACGGTTCAGCGATCGCGTTGAGATCACGTGGGATTCTGCCGAACCAGTCGAAGCGGTGATCCCGTTTTTGCCCGATCCGGATCTGCTGTCGATCACAGCCTACCGAGATCACAGCCGAATCCGTGGCCATGTGGGCACACTGAAGGTAGACCATTGAACGAGCAACACCAGAAACCACTATCCCCGGGGGTTGTACAAGGGCTCGTATACAGCAACCAGCGGCTGAAGGCGGCCACAGTGGGGGCTATGCTGGAAACGGGGATCGATGAAGACCACCAGACGTGCGGGTTGTGTGAGAACGCAGCGGCACAGCTGTACGCCAGTGGATGGTTGGAAGTGCAAGGCCAAGCGCTGGCACTATGCGGGCAGACGGGCAAGCAAGCACGCAAGGCCAGACGCAAAGCAATCAAGCGAGCCAAGAAGGAAGCAAGGGGGCAGCTGATCAGCGTTGGCGTGATACCACCGAGCATCTGGTGGTGGTTGGCATCGTGGTTGTTTCGGGCTTTCCTTGATCGGTTGCTGAAGCGTTGGGCCGACGGCGAGTTCATCGCAGACAGTGCACCAACGAGCACTAACGAGCAGTAACGAGCACCAACGAGCACGAGAAACCCAGCGAAATCGAGCGTAACATAGG